TGAGGGGATGGCTTGCGGAGTCCCGCAGATCGTGCCGGCGTGGTCTGCGCTTCAGGAGCTGACCGAGGGTTGCGCTTACCAGGTCCCTTGTTCCTCTACTGCCATCGGTCCTCCTTACCTCAACATCATCGGAGGGGTCGTTGATGAAGTCGGATTCGTGAGCGCTCTCAATAAATTCTATCGTGATGAACCCCTCCGCAGACACTTTGCGGACCTCGGGATGAAGCGCGCCCACGAAGATCGGTTCAACTGGAAGCACATTGGATACAAATACACCGAAGCTTTTAAGGCGGTGACGACGTGAAGGGTCTAAACGATATGCTCGCGATCCTGAAAGCGATCAGCAAGAAGTTTCCCGATCGCGTCGCACAGGCCATCTATCTGGAAGGTCAGATTGCGATGACAGAAGCCAAGCGCCGATGCCCGGTGGCGCCTGACGGTGGCACGCTACGAGCCAGCGGGATGGTGCATCAACCGGTAAGAACGCTACGGCATATTGCAGTCACGCTTTCTTTCGGTGGCGCTGCACAGGACTACGCCATCGCCGTCCACGAGCACCCCTCGGAACATTCCCCACCATCATGGGTGATAGCAGAAGCCCGGGGCAGCGGGATCCATTGGAACGCAGACGGCACGGGACCGAAGTTTCTTGAGGGCCCGATCAATGAGCTGCAACCCATACTTGCGTCAAAGCTGGCCGCACGCTTGCAGTTAGATAAGGAGTAAAGCTGTGTCTCTCTTGGACGATCTGGGAAACAAGTTGCAGGCTGATGGCGTCGGCATCGTTGATTCGACGGTTTTCATGGGGTCGAGTGCAACGATCCCCGTCGGTGACGGACCTTACATCTCTCTTTTCGAGACTGGAGGACTAGCACCTTCCCGGGTGCAAAATTCTCCTGATGTAGCTACGGTCAAGCCCACTGTCCAAATTGTCGTGAGGGCTCTCAATCCAATCGACGCACGGGCAAAGTCCAAGGAAGCGTATGATTCCTTGGATGGGATTTTCAACACAGTGCTCAGCGGGACGACGTATCTGAGCATCATAGCAAGACAAGAGCCGACAGATACCGGACTGGATGAACTCAATCGCGTCCGGTTCACGTTCAACATCGAGGTAGAGAAGCAACCGTAAGAGGGAGATCACAACAATGACACTCGCAATCAGTTCACACGGAACTCTCGTTGCCCGGCAGGCGACGCCGGGCGGCACATTCACGACCATCGCCGAACTCGGCGACATCACTCCACCAGCGTTGTCGCGCAACGAACACGATGCGACGACGCAGAACATCGACATTGACGCCTACGTCCTCGGCGTGCTGCGGCGCGGCGCGATGACGTTGCCGCTCAACTTCCTGCCGACGGACGGGACGCACGATCACCTGACCGGTCTCTACAAGGCGATCATCGACAACCAGGTCACCGGCTACAAGGTGACATTCCCCGGCGCGGTCGTGTGGATCATGAGCGGACAGGTGCAGAGCATCGCGCCCAAGGCTCCGGTCGACGGCAAGCTCTCCGCGGACGTGACGCTGCGCTTCAGCGGTCTCATGTCCATTGGCGGCGTCTCAGTCGGGTAAGTAACCATGTTGGAGAAGGGCTTGAACAATGTCGTTTAAGTCCTTCTCTAACGTCCACCAGAAGGGTAGACCTGCTATGAGCGAGAACAAAGTTTTGTCGATGGAAGAAATCACCGCGTCTGACGACGTAGAGTATGCGGAGATTCCCGGCTTCAAGCCCGGGCAGGTCTTCCGCATCGGATCATTGTCGGCTGGCGACCTCATCGAGTGGAGCGAAGCCAATGAGGGGGAAGCGAAGCGCACAGCTGGTCTACGCTTGATCTGCAAGAGCCTGGTCGATGCTGAAGGCGTCCGCATCGCACTCGATCCCAAGAACGTCGTCGTCTTCCGGGCCAAAAGTCACAAGGTGACCGAGCGCATCGTACGAGAGATCTTGACCTTGAACGGGATGAACGTCAAGGCGGATGAAGACGTAAAAAAAGGCTGAAGCGCTCGCCAAGGCGCCGCTTCGCATACCGGTTGGCCGTGAGACTTGGAAGGGTAAACGTCGATGCTATGCTTCGAAGTCTTACGGCTAAGCAATTCGCTGAATGGGAGCACTATGCGAGACTGGAACCGTTCGGGGAAGTCCGAGATGATTACAGGGCGGCTTCGATCGCGGTCATGATCGCCAACGTCAATCGCGGGCCGAAGCAACCTCCCTACAAACTTGAGGACTTCTTGCTCAAGTTCGGAGATGACGCGCAACAGAATCGTCCGCAAACGTGGCAAGAAAAATTAGCCATCGCCCGAGCCATCGTCGTAGCGTTCAGCGTTCCTACGAAGGACAAGTAGTATGAATATAGGCACCCTGACCGGACAGATCGCCATTGAAGATCAAGTCAGCAGCGCCCTCACGCTCATCGCCGGTCGCGTGAAGAGGTTTGCCGAGGGCTTTGACGATTCCCTTGGAGGCGTCGCTATAGTCGTGGGTGCAGCAGTCACGGGCGTGGTTGCATTAACGGCTGCGATAACTGCGCTCGGCAACCGCGGCTCGGATGTCAACGACGTCGCGAACACGCTGGATCGCTTCGCCGGCAGTGCTGAAAATGCTACCGAGATTCTTGCCAAGATGCAGGAAGGCACCCTCGGCACGGTCACGAAGTTCGACATGATGAAATCGTCCGCCAAGCTGCTCGCCGCAGACGTGAAGTTGAGTGCAGCCGATTTTGGCACATTGAGCTCCGCCGCGTTCGTCTTGCAGAATCAGGGACTCGGCCCGACGAAGCAGATGCTTGACATGGTTTCCAGTGCTTTGCTGACTGGCCGCACGCGCTCAATCGAGATGGCCATCGGCAAGATGGATCTGACCCATGCCGAAACAAAGTATGCTGCCTCGCTCAACAAGTCTGAGCAGGACCTGAATGCTGTTGAAAAACTCGAAGCCAAGCGCATCGGCATTCTAGAGGAACTAGGAAAAAAGGTCAAGGCAGCAGGCGTCCAACACCGTGATTTTGGAGAACAACTTGAATTCGCCGTAACGTCGATCAAAAATTGGTTCGATCAACTTGCCAGCATCGTCGCCAGTTCACCGAAGGTCAACCAGGCCATCGAATCAATCCTTACGGCTTTTCAAAAAGCATTTGGCGGCGAATCGCAATCTTTGATGCAAGCAGTAGCAAGCGGCATCGATTGGGTTGCTGAGGTTGTCATAGACCTGTCAACATTGATCGTTCCCCTTGCCGATGGGTTGCGCTCCATCTACAGTGTTCTCGAGGATTATATCCCTCTTCTACGCGCTGTTGCGGCTGGTGTGGTTGCCTACACTATTGCCTGGGGCTTCTTTACCATGGGCGCGCCACTCGTCAAAGGCATCATGGGAGCCTTTACTTTGCTGACGGGAGGAGCGATTACCTTAAACGCTTCACTCGGCGTCATCGGATTACTCGCGGCAGGTATCTGGAGCGCTTATGAGGCTTACAGATATTTCAATCCGAGTGTCGAAGAAAACACGGTTGCTGTAGACCTCAATCAGAAGGCATGGAGCAGTCATGTCCAGACGCTGGAAACTATCCAGCCAGCAGTCAGCCATGCTATCGTTTCGATGGAGGAACTCAAGGAATCGCTGAAGCCTGTTGCCAGTCACACGACTCTTGACGACATCAAAAATGCCCTCGGCGAAATGCTGCCGGCTATCAGTCATATGACGCAAGAGGTTGCTGATAAATTCGCTGAACTCCGCGAAGAGGCGAACCGCTTACTCAACGGTTTTACTCCATTGACTGATCAGCAAAAAGACCTCGTGCTGTTGTTCCAAGCAAGCGGCATGTCCATCGACAAGATTGCTGAGAAGTTAGATGTGGGCCAACGATCTATAAAAGGATTCATGCAAGAGCAAGATCGCGCTGCTCAGCAACTCAAAGAATTGATGGGTCTTGAATCTATCGCCTACAGTAAATCTACTTCTGACTTTGAAAACATGATCAGCTTGAAGGTTCAATTGCAGAACCTCGCTGATGAAAACACGAAAACGACAAGAGAACGCGCCATCGAAGCCATCGAAAAAGAAGCCATCACCCTCAAGCAAGCTCTATGGGACTCGGCAGCATACACGCAAGAACAAGCAGATCTCATTGACCAGAGCACTGCTGCAAAGTTAGAAAAGTTCCGCCAAAGTGAAGAGGGTATGGCGAAGTACCACCTCAAGACCTACACGGACATGGCAAAAGATGCCCAGACAAAGCTCGATGAAATCTCAAACTCCTCGGAAATAAATCGAGATCAGATGATTGCTGATTTCGAATCGGTCCGCGACACCGCCCTGAAAGCCGCCGACGACTTCCGCAATGGCTTCATCGCTGCGGCAGAGGACACAAAAAAGGTCATCGGCGAAACCGCCAAAGAGATCATCGCCCGGACGCTGAGCTTCTCCGAGGCGCTGGACGCTGCCCGACGAGGGGAAGGGACGATGTCTGCGACCGTTCAGGCAGGAGGTATGTTCACCGCGTCGAGGGAAGAAACTATCAAGGCCTGGGCTGAGGGGCGTTACTACGGGCCAGTGGACAGCATGGGTATGCCCGACTTCCGGAAGATCGGTCCGTTGCGCGGAGACCCACAAGAATCTCGAGACCACGGCGGCAACGTCTCAGCAGGACGCTCCTACAAGATCGGTAGCGGCGTCGAGGAGATCTTCACGCCGGGTCAGTCGGGCATGGTCGTCCCGGGCGGCGGCGGAGGCACGACGGTCGTGCTGAATGCGCCGAACGGCTTCTGGGGCGCGGATCGCAATCAAGTCGCGCGTGCCCTCGAAGACGTGCTGTCGGCTCGGCAAGGCGTGAC